TTGACCAGTATGACTATGACGAGACGCGGTTCTCGGAAGCGTATGACCGGTGGATGGAGCAGAAGGCTGCGCAGGACGCCACAGAGCGCGCGAAGGTCGATGCTCAACGCAAGGAACAAGAGGAAGTCGAGAATTTCAAGAAGTCATACGCCGCTCGCAAAGAATCGCTCGGCGTCCAAGACTTCGATGAAGCTGAATCCGAAGTCGGCGCGATCTTGAACCAGACGCAGGCCGGGTTGCTGATGCGTGGTGCGGATGATCCCGCAGTCTTGGTCTACGCGCTCTCGAAATCGCCTGCTCGGTTGATGGACCTCGCGAAGATCACCGATCCGGTCAAATTCACCGTTGCTGTCGCAAAGCTGGAGATTTCATTGGCTACGAAGAAAACCACCCGGCCGGCGCCGGAAGCGCGCATTACTTCCGAGCGCGGAACAGGCTTCAATTCATCGAATTCGCAGCTCGAAAAGCTTCGTGACGAAGCGGCGCGCACAGGCGACTACTCGAAGGTTGTTGCGTACAAGAAGCAGATGCAGAAGTAGGCTACTTGCCTGATATAACGAAAAGTAGTAGAGTTTCGGAAAGCTAATTATCTCCTGACTGAGCTAAATCCTTTCAGGAGATAAGCGGCCTGTTTCACCGTATCTCAGCCCCATCGGCGCGGCGTTGCCTGCGTTAGTCCTGCTGGATGCGAAATATGTGGCGTTCTCGCCATTCATTTTTCGTCTCTTTTATTAGGACTACTGCCATGAGCAATCCTCCGTCAGCGCCATTTCTGTCGACCGCCAATTCCTTCAGCAAGGAAGAGCGCGTCGCTTTCGAACGTCTCCTTGAAGGCTTCAACGACCAGTTGGTCATGTCGAAAGCCGTCACCGTTTTCCAGAACGATCAAACCATGATGGCTCGTGCCGGCGACATCATCCGCCGCCCGATGCCCTATATTGCCCGCTCGTTCTCGGGCCTCGACCAGACCGCAAACTTCGTCGGCAAGACGCAGTTGACCATCCCGGCTGCGATCGACACGATCAAATCCTCGCCGTGGACGATGGATGCGACCGAACTGCGCGACGCTCTGCAAGAAAACCGCCTCGGCACTGCTGCAAAGCAGAAGATCGCGTCGGACATCAACTTGTCGGTTGTGAACGCCGTTTCGACGCTGGGAACCTTGGTTGTGAAGCGCACGGTCGCAGCGACTGGCTTCGACGACATCGCGCAAGCGGACTCGCTGATGAACGAATCGGGCATCGATTACGACGGCCGCTATTCGGTCTTCGGTTCGCGCGATTACAACGCGATGGCCGGGAACCTCGCAAGCCGCGCATATCTCGTCGAAGGACAGAAAGCCGCTGATGCCTACGAAATGGCGACGGTAGGTCGGCAAGTCGCTGGCTTCGAGCGCGTGCTGAAGGCTGACTATGTGGCGCGTCTCACGGCTGCTGCCGGCGTCACGGTCACGGTCAATGGCGCGAACCAGTTCACCACGCCTAAGGCGCTTGCAGCATCGCCGAGCGGCCCGCTTCAGTCGAACGTTGACAACCGGATTCAGGCACTGGCTATCACCGTCACGTCCGGTACGGTCAAGGTCGGCGACGCCTTCACGATCACTGGTGTGAACAACGTTCACCCGATTACGAAGGTCGATACCGGTCAGCTCAAGACGTTCCGTATCGTCGCCATCGTCTCGGGCGCTGGCGGTACGGGTACGGTCACGATCGCTCCGGCCATCATCTCGGGTCAGGGCGGCACGGACGCGGAACTCGCATACCAGAACGTAACGGCAACGCCGGCAACGGGCGCCGCAATCACCTGGCTCAACACGGTTGCCGCTCCGGTGAACTGCTTCTGGAAGAAAGAAGCGGTCGAAATCCTGCCGGGTCGTCTGGCTGTGCCTTCGGATCAGGGCCTTGCAGTGATGCGCGGCACGACCGATCAGGGCATTGAAATCGTGATGACCAAGCAGGCGCACATCGAGACGTACAAGTCGCTGTATCGCGTCGACTCGTTCTGGGGCACGTCTGTAACAAACCCTGAAATGGCCGGCATCATTTTGTTTAACCAAACGTAAGCATCTTACTTTAGGCGCCCTTCGGGGCGCTTCGCTTACCTTTGGGAGAAATTCAATGGCGACGACCAGCGAGGCGCGCGCGCTTCCTTTTTTTACGGACCTCGTAGGCTCCCCGCTAGAGTCCGGTTTCATCTATATAGGTCAGCCAGGGCTTGACCCTGTTGCCTATCCGATCTCTGTAACATCTGACGCGGCCGGCGCAATTGTTTTGGCGCAGCCGATCAGAACGATGCACGGCCACGCTGTATCTGCTGGCGCGCTCGTTCACATGTTCTGTCAGGTTCCATACTCAATCACTATCCTCGATGGTGCGGGGCGCCTTGTCTATGCGTCGCTGAAAGAAATAGACCCGATTGCAACTGCGATAGGAACGTCGAGCGTTCAAAACGCTGGCTCTATTGAAGAGCTGCGCGAACGCGACAAGAACAGCACCGATCTTGTATGGGTCAATGGCTACGGTATGTATGCCTACGATTCCAGCGATACAACGTCTCCAGAGAGCATCCCTTTTACAGTGGTCGGCAGGGATGGTGCTCGTTACAAACTCAATTTTCAGTACGTCAATGCTGAATGGGTAAAGGTTTCGGCTGGTCCCGCTCCAACGAGTTCGCAGGGCGCGTGGCTTAGTTGGAACGATGATGGGACAGGTACTTCGTTCCTCACCAATAATTGTGGCCTCGGTTCTGGCGGCATTGTTCTTCGGAACGTGAATGCATCGAACACAGTTGAGACCGGCCGAGTAACGGTAAATTCGGTGGGTGGCCTAACAACATCATCGGGCATTGTCTCGGCTACGGGCATCGTCGCGTCCACTGGCGGTGTGGTGGCTGCTGCCGACATTAAATCTACATCGGGAAACGTAATTGCCGGAGGTGGAACGGTCGCCGTAACAGTGGACGGCTCTCGCGCGCTGAGTTGGACTGGTTCTTCATACAGCCTCCCATCGGCACCATTGAACATCAATGGATCGGTTGCGATGACTCAGGCTGGACTCCTCGCCAACCAACTGGCTAACGGTGTCGGGGCGGTCGCCCTTGGCAACAATACGGCGCCGTCGCCTCCGCAGGCGGGAACATGGTCATCCCTTACGGCATTCAATACGGTATTTCTTTGGGTACGGACAGCCTGACATGGAATACAACTCAATCGCCAATCCCGTATGGGCCAATGCAGAACACACGTTGATCTCGATCAACATTGTTTTCCCTGCGATTGGAGAGGCCGCGGTCAAGTTCAATGCATCCGCTTCTGATGTCATGCCGTATGGACGCGAAATTTACAATGCGCTCGTGTCCGGTCAGTACGGCGTGATCGCAGAATACACAACGCAGGGATAAAATAAATGTCGACCATCGGGGATTTACCGGTAGCAACATCCGTATGTTCGGACGACAAGCTGCCAATTTGGAGCAATGCGAACGGGTGCACACGCGCACTGCCTATTTCCGTTTTTGATTCCCGCTATCTGACCCAAGCCGAAGTTGGATTGCTCGCCGCGAGCCCGATCGTTGAGACGTTCTCTGCCGGGACCGATTTCACGCCAGGCACGACGACATTCGTCACGCTGGCAAACCAATACTATTCCGTAGCAAACATCGAAGTTTTTTTCGATGCTTCGTATCAGGGACCGGACCAATATAGTCTGATCGGATATGGACTCACTTTCATTTCTCCTATTCCAGTAGGAGTACAGAAGGTTTATGTTCGCGGCGGCCAAACGCGTATAGTCAGTGCGCCGAGCGCGGGAACCGTTACGGATGCCAGTTTGGCCCCCGGTTCAAACGTAGCAAAAGCTGCGGCGCTCGCAGTTCTCACAGTAACTCCTGAATTGTTCGGTGCAGTCGGGGACTGGAATGGCACAACTGGTACCGATAACACGATCGCGTTTTCGTTGATGAATGCTTATCTGCTCGCCAACAGTGGCGGCCGAGTAAGCATGGCAGGCAAATACTACGTCCCTAACGGATGGATTTTGCCGTGCGGAAATATCGAAATCGATGGACACGGCGTCGCTGAAGTTCATTCGCTTGGATCTGTGTCGCCCACACTGTCGGCTACTAGTTTTAACAAGATAACCGTGCGCGGACTGCGTTGCACCGTCCCGCTAACAAACCTTCGAAGCGGTCAAATCAACATCTTTTTTACGTTTTGCAATTTTGTACGCGTCTACGATTGCAGCACGCAAGGCGGTCAAGCCGGCATTTGGTTTTTCACATGCAACGATATCATGGTGGAAGGCTGCCACATTGACACGCCCAAAGCCGATGGCATTCACTTTGGACAAGGCTCAAGCCGGTGCAAAGCAATCGGGAATACTGTTCTCAACAGCGGCGACGACGCATTCTCGACGACGTATTACGCAGGGGAGCCGCGTCCAAGCGAAATCACATTCGCGAACAACATCGTTGTAGGCACGCTTTGGGGCTGCGGCGTCTCTGCATACGATGCTGATAACGTCGTCATCGTCGGCAACAACATCCGCAACACGGCGCTCGCCGGCATCAATCTCGGCGCGAACGGCGGTCCCGGCTGCACGAATGTCGAAGTGACCGGTAATAAGCAATACGGCACCAATCTCGCCGAGACACAGCCTAACTCCTATTGGTTCGGCACCGATCCCGCGCTTGACCCTCCTGTTACTGCCATATCTTTTGAGAGTGGCATGTACATCCAAGGGACAAATCTTTCTATCCGCAGCAATCTGATTTCGAATGCATCGAGCTATCCGAACGGCTTCGTGCGGCTCGGCATGAGTCTGGGTGGCGGGGCGAAGATCGTCATCGCTGACAATACATTCATAGATATTAACGGCCTCGGCATCGATACAGGTGGTGCGCTCGTTAATGCCCTGACCATCAGCGGCAACACATTCGATTATGTACATGACACGGCTATATGGGCCCGATGCCCTGTGACAACGACGATGTCTATCACGAACAACACTGACGGATATGGTGCATTTTCGACGAAGTATGTCGCAAAGATACAAAACGCTGGAAGCACGCGCGTAATCGTGACTGGTAATACAAGTTCGATCGGCAAGGGCATTTTCACGGACGGAACTTCTACTAACGTTCTCAATACAGGAAATTACTCGTGAAGCGAATCTTTGCTGGCGCGCTCGCGCTTTTTTCCGCGCTTTCGTTCGGCGCTACTCTAAATCCGATCCAACTTCTTAGCCCTACAGGGTCGACAGCAGGCCAGGCGATCATTTCGACCGGTGGTTATACGGCGCCCGCATGGGGTAGCGTCACAATCAGTGGCCTGGCTGCCATTGCCGCTAATACAGTGCTCGCTAATGCAACTGAAGCGAGCGCTGCGCCGACGGCGTTCGCAATGCCGAGTTGTAGCGCCTCGGGCAATGCGCTGAAATGGACTTCTGGAACAGGATTTGGCTGTGCAACCGGCTATGCATCTCTAGCGTCTCCGACGTTCACCGGCACCGTTACAACGGCAGGGTTGACGGCCACTGGCTTAGTGACCATGACAAACGCCACAACGTCAAGCGGGAGCACAAGCGGCGCACTCGTTGTCACGGGTGGCGTGGGCGTCGGGAACAATGTATTCGTGGCGGGTTCAGTAGTCGCGGGCGGGGGCTTTACCGGATCGGTAGCAGGCACTACCACGAATAATACCGCTAGCGCTGGTACTGTCGGGGAATATCCAGCGCCAGCTACCACGACCAGTACTTCGTTGACGACGGCCACGGTCACGAACTGCACTAGCAAGTCTCTGACGGCTGGAGATTGGGATGTGCAGAGCGTCATCCTCTATACGCCGACCGGCACGACCAGCATCAGCGACGTGTATGCCGGCGTGTCGACGACTTCCGGCACCATCGGCGCTTTCGGTAGCTATACAAAAATGTCATGGGCGCCGATGGTCCCTGCAAACACCATTGTGATTGCGTCTCCGGTTGTGCGCGTCTCGATTGCATCGACGACAACGGTATATGCCATCGGCCGCGGCGATTTCTCGGCAAGCACGCTGACATGCGACGGGTTTATCCGCGCGCGACGGCCTTGGTAATACACATCGATAAGAATAATGGCCAATAAAAAATATACGGGGTGAACCATGCAGGAATGGGAAAAATCACTTTGGGGGTTGGCAATTATGGGCGCTCTTATAGGCGTGGCAAAACTGTTGGTCAGCAGCGAGGAGCTTACTTTCCGTGTGATCATCGGCCGCGCAATTCTCGGTTCAGCGACATCCATGCTTGCAGGAGCAGTCTTGTTGCAGATCCCGAACATCAACCCTCTTGCACTACTCGCGATTGGTAGTGGGCTTGGCATCGTCGGTCAGCAATATATCGAACGCTTGCTTCGTCGGCGCGCAGCAGCACTGTTGGATAAGGAAGAATCATGACGCCTGAGAATCTTTCTCTGCTAGTTCAAGATCTGCGCCGTGACGAGGGCGTGCGGTATGTGCCGTATGAGGACACGATGGGCATCCCAACCGTTGGTGTAGGCCACAATTTACGCGCTTCTCCTCTTCAGAGCGGGTGGACCTATCCACTCACCGATGCACAGGTCGACCAGCTTCTCTTGTGCGATATCACTAACGTTTTCTCCGACCTTGATCGCAATTTGCCGTGGTGGCGTGATCTTAATGACGTACGGATGCGCGTTCTCGCCAACATGATGTTCAATCTAGGTGCGAGTAAGTTGCTTGGATTCAAGAATACTCTTACAGCAGTTCGTCAAGGACGTTATATCGACGCAGCAAATGGGATGCTCAATTCGGCATGGGCATCTCAAGTGAAGGACAGAGCAATTCGTTTGGCCGACATGATGAGGACAGGAGCCTAAAATGTCAGGATGGACAGACGCACTTAATGTAGTCAAGACGCTTGCCCCGACGATCGCCTCGGTGATTGGCGGGCCACTTGCCGGCGGCGCAGTAACAGCGCTTGAGTCTGTATTTGGGATGACTGTCCCGCCGAACACTTCAATCGATGATCGTCAGAACGCAGTTGCCGCGGCAATCAATAGTGCGACGCCAGAGCAACTAGCCGCAGTGCGAAAAGCCGATCAGGATTATGCCGCACGCATGGCAGAAGCTGGGTTCAAGAATATCGAGACGCTAGAGGCATTGTCTGTGCAAGATCGTGAAAGCGCCAGGCAGATGCAAATCAGCACGAAGAGCGTGACCGCACCATTCCTGGCATTGTTCGTCACGCTTGGTTTCTTTGGCGTGCTCGCACTGATGATGTTCTATCCTCTGCCACAGGCCACGCACGACGCGCTGATGCTAATGCTTGGATCGCTCGGCACCGCTTGGACTGGAGTCATTGCGTATTACTTCGGGAGCAGCGCTGGCAGCGATAGGAAAACAGAATTGCTTGCGCAAACCAATAGCTGATTTAACAGAATGCTTGCTAGGGAGAAACCGGCGCGCATTTAATGCCGGCTTCTCAATCAACTTCCACGAAAGGTAGGCGAGCGGGATCACGATCGCGCTTGAGTAAACCGCGTTGCGCAATCCACCTTGCCCCGGATACCAGACGAGCTGCTGGATCGGCCACGCGTAGATGTAGACGCCGTATGAGATGTCGCCGATCTTGTCGAGGTTGACGTGCGGCAGCCGGTACGCTGCGAACAAAATGACATACGAAAAGCCCACGACATAGACGGCCTCTCGGAATCCTGTCTTCGCCAGCAAGAATGGCGCGGCCGCGGCGACCAGCGCGATCGGCCAGCGAAGCTGGATCATGTCGCGGTTGACCCAGGCGAGGCTGCCGGCGATGAAGAAAAGCAGCGGATCGGCGACGCGCGGCGTCTCATTGTTGAAGAACGGCAGATTGGCGTAATTCCACACGACTGTGAACAGCAGCAGGAAGAGTGCGAAGTTTGCGGTTCGCTTTGTGGTGAACGCGCCGGACAGGCCGAGAAACAGCACGGCTATGTAGCAACGCAGCTCCACCGGCAGCGTCCAGGTCGAGCCATTCGTCGCGCTAGGAATCGGATGCGACGGGAAGACGTAGGGCAGGTTGTATTCCCACTTCCAGAGCAGCGAGTTCCACGCGTTGAGCCACGGCTGCGCCTGCCAGTAGGTGGAGAAGTCGACAGTCTTCGCGATCGGACCGAGCACGAAGATCATCACGAGCGAATAGACGATCGCCGCCGGATAGAGGCGCAGCGCGCGTGATGCGATGAAATTCACCGGCCCGCGCTGCGTGAATGACGCGGTGACGAGAAACCCGCTCACGACGAAGAACCCGCTAACCGCAATGCTGCCGAGCCATGCGTAAGGCACCATCAAGCGCGAGATCGGGTCCAGCGTCCTCGGGTCAGTGATCGGGAAGGAATGCCCGTACAGCACGAGCCAAGCGAATATCAGCCGGAGCAATGTGAAATTGTTCTCGCGCTTCCCATCGTAGTCAGACAGCATCTTCTCTCCGGCAATCGTATGGAAATAGTGCGCGCAGTTTATCTCAAAGGTGAAAGTGGTCGGGAAAACGGCTTCTCGATTTCTAATATTTCGCATGAACTCTGCGCAAATCCGCGCCAGTTCGTGCTTATTCTTTGAGCAAAATATTAGAAGTGGTATGCGTCAACATCTTACTGGATAAGGCTCTGCACAGAATTTTCCGCTTTGAGCGGCACTCAATTCAATCTGCCGCAAACCCAATACCAGTAAGGCGTTTCTAATATTCCTAGAACCGTTTCTAATATTATTGCTCGGACAGCTTGTTCAGTTCGTCCGGGACTGCCCGAATCGCCGCGCAAAGACCACGGAGCATTTCACTCTCGATGTCAGGGTTGCTGAATCGCATCACCCGTCCATCGGGGAGTCTTACGTCATCTGGAGTAAGGAAAGAATGGATGCGCGACACGATCTTCACAGCGCGCTCAAACTTGGCCTCTGCTACCCGGGTTCTATGCTCCGCAACTTCCAAGCGTTGAATTAGCTGTTCAATCGCATCAGCCTCTTCGCCGAAGCCTCTGTATTTCGTGAGCGTGTCTTGCACGCGCAATTGTTCAACGAATTCTTGCAGGTCGATTCTCATGATGATCCCTATGCTGATTTTGGTAACTTCAGATGAATATTGCTGAGCGGCGTTTTGCGGTCTTTCATGTAGACCTTCGTCGTCGCAATATCGCTGTGCGCTGCGGCAACCATCAGGGCATCCATCTCGTATCCTTGCGCCTTGGCATCGGTCATCGCCTTGGCTCGGATGTCCTTGATCGTGTACTTGTGCTTCTCCAGACCGGCCGCTCGGCAGGCGCGCTGCCAGACGCGCAGGGCATGCGTATTGACCCATTGGCCGCCGGCGCGGTTGTGAACCACGTAGGGAGATTTGACCTTACCGGTTGTGCGCGCGCGCTCCAGTACGGCTTCGATCTCGTCGGTGATTGGCCAATCGATGGCAATCCCGCTCGACTCTCGAGTTTTTGACGGAACGAAGTGGATGACGCCATTCTCGCGGTCGACCCAGTTCGCCGTCTTGTCGTCTGTCTTGCGCCAGCGTAGATCCCGGATCTCGGTCGAGCGCTGGAGCGTCAGATAGCAAAGGTCCACTAGACAGAGAATCATCGGCGTGTCGATCTTCGCCCGGATGGCTTCGAAGTGATCATTCGGGATATACACCTGGCGGGGCCGCGGAGAAACGATTCGCATGCCCGTTACCGGATTCGGCTTATCGTAATATCCTTCCTCTCGGCACCACTGGAAGAAGCCGCTCATGAATGCTCGCATGGCGCGCTGCATCGAAAGTTTGTCGGCCCAATTGTTCCGAAGGAACCGGGCAACAGCCGACGTGTCGGCGTTCTCGATGTCGCTGTTCGCGAAGTCTGCCTTGACGGGGTTTCCGTAATTCGACCAACCCTTCTCGCGGTGCTCGCCCTTCTTTGCAGCAATGTAGAGGTCCACGAGGGCAGGGATGTTTCCGGTTCCCTTGCTGCCCTCGCGCTTCTTCATCTCCGCGGCGAGACGCTCGTGCATCTTGCGTGCACCGTCTTCGACCCGGCAGAGCTTGATCCACGGACCATTCTTCGGATACCAATACCAACTGCCGCTTTTCTCATAGACTCGACTGGGAAGACCGTCCGGGACGGTTCGGCGACGTGCGTTCATTTTTGTTTGCTGTCGGAGACGAGGACGAGGCGCTTTTTAGGTGCCGGATCGGAGGATGATAATCCAAGGCGCCGAGCGTTCAGCGCATTGAAGTTCGCCCAGGTCATGACAGGGCTGCCATCGCTGCATGTTGCGACCTTCACACCGAACTGCTCGGAAAACCATTGGACCTGTTTCGAGAAGCGCTTCCAACCGGTCATGCGCTCGATTTCCTCTGTGGTCATCAAACGGTCCATCTACGCTCCCTCCTTCTTCGCCAGAGATCGGATGGCGGATGCGCAGTACGATCCACATTCCCTGGAGTCGACCGGCATGCCTTTTGCCTTTTTGTGCGAATCCATGCCGCTTGACCATGCGGCAATTGCGCATTCCTCGACGACCTTGGCGCGCAACTTCTCGCACTTCGCCATCCACTCAGAATTGAGGCGGACATGCTCGCGGTTTCGTTCTTCTCGCGCTCGCTCGGCGTCGAGCAGGACTTCGGTATTGAGTCGCAGCAGCTTCGCATGAAGGGCGTTCGATTGCTCGGTGCGTAGTTGCGTATATCCTCGTTCGCCAAGAATCCGCTGGACCGCCGCAAACTCGTTCAGCGTCAATTCGAATTCGGTCACGGTTGCGTCTCCTTGTTGGCGGCGAGAAGGGCGGCACGCATACGAACGCGGAAATCGCAGGCTCCGTCGTTCCATATGGCTTCAAACCATGCGTCAACGGCTGCGTCGACTTGATCATCCGTCAGCACGCCTGCCGACTCCTGCGCACGCTCAGGCGTACACGGGTCGTCGCACGTTTCTGGATCACCGCAGCACTGCGGAACGTCGGTAGTGAACGGCGCACTGTAGGGAGGGACCGCACGCTCAGGCGTAGGGGCTGCGTAGACAGGCATCATTCCGCCGATACGTTTCGCGGTAAGGTCGCTACGAGTGAAGTAATTGCTACCTTCATTGGCCCATCCGAACGGCTGCACCTCACGCGGTGCGCACTCGCCGCATTCGCTATGCGCAGGTCCGCCGATGAATACGCGCCCGCAAGTGCTGCATTCGCATCCTCCGGGCATGCTTGACGCCCGATCACGCGGTGCGCACTCGGTTTGCGGGGCGGCTTTCAGCAACGTGCCAATTACCCACATGACTTGAATCGGCGTGACGGTCCATACGTCAGTTCCAAGCGCGGGGATAGTGCATTGCGCTTTGTGCAACAATTCGACGACGCGGGGAACAGATACCGCCTCACCCTTGCCGCCATCGGCGCAGACCGACAGCATTTCACGTGCGGCCTCGAATCCATCCTCGAAGCATGCTATTTCGCGCGTTGTCACGTTTCGCCCGCCATGACACGCGATCTTGTTTTCCCACTCTGTGACCGCCTTTTGACGGTCAGTCCATTTCTGCGACGGCTTCAGTTCCGCGCTATTTCCGTTGGTCATGTCTTCAATCCTCAAATGGTTGCTTTCGCTTTTTCTCGAACCTCGTCGCGCCGATCGATTCGTTCGCGTCGCAGTTCCTCTTCTGACTTGATCGGCGCTGGCAGTTTCCTTTCGAGGTCTGCCAGACATGCGAGTCGGTTATGTTCAAGCTGTACGCGCTGAATGTCAGTCATCTCATCCGATTCTTCGTGGATAAGACGCACGATGCCGCGCCTCTGCATGTCGCGAATCTTTTGGTCGCACCGTGCCTGTTCTTCAATGGCGAATCCATACAGGGCAAAAAAGTCGCGCTTTAGCGTTCCGTCTGCCTCATATGCAATTCTCCGGTTCAAATTCCGCGAGACTCGGTCCATATAGGTCCAGTGCGGATCGTTGTGTGTGACGCAATTGCAGTCCTTTTCGAGCGTTACGATTTCTCCATTCGCTAACTCGGCCTTCATGTCTTCAATCCTCGTAGGTGCGTGATTTAAGCAGCAGTTGCCTTAGCGATGACGGCTGCTGCATTCGTGACAGCCGCATAATCCTCTTCGCACTCGACTGACGCTACCGCGTGCAGAGCGATTAAGGCTTCAAGGATGTCAGGTGCACCATCCGACAGAGCGGCGTCCCACGCATCTGAAGCGACAGCCCGAAGCCCCATGTGACGAGCTTCGAAGTAGCGATTCAGATATTCTTCTTTAGTCATTCTTCCCTCATATCGTTTATCGCTCGTAGGTGCGTGATCCTTAGCGTATCCGCATCGATAGCGCTTGGATGCTCGGACGGATGACCGGATTCCGGTAGCGCTGCTTCGGTTCCTGCGGAGGTTTGGCGATCGACATAAGCCGATTCATCCTCTCTATGGGTGTCTCGGGCTTTCGCGATGGCAGCACCTGCATCCAGAACGTCTGCTGATCTACATAGGTCTGACACCGGCAGATGGTCCACGTGCAATGACAGGGGGTATAGCTCTGGTAGTAAAAAGGATTGGCGGTGAACATGCCTTAAGTCTCGTAGATGCGTGAGAGCGGCGGTCTTTGTGGGGCGGTCATTCTTCATCGCGCACCGGAATGCAGAGCCAGTATTCGTGCTTCTCGTTGACGCTCTTGTAGGGTGTCGAGTGGTCGATTTCCCACGTCGTGCGATATTCGATCAGAGGCCAGTCGCATCCTTTAAATCCGTATGCCGTGTCCATCCTTCCGCGCTCACCTGATCCCCCGTTGAACGTCCCGTCCGGATCGCTGAAGGTTGAAAACACCGTCATGCCGTCATTGTGTCTCGCGCGGATAACGGCGCACACTTCAGCGCTCGTCGGAATCTTGTTGTATTCGCTCATATCCATCCCTCTATCGTGTCCGGCGCGATGCGCCATCAGAACTTATCGATTAAAAATATCGCCTCAGACAAGAAATACATCGCAGCGATTACATACATCACGATGTTGGAGCCGGTCATTACGCGTGCTCGGTTGCGATCAACTCGACTACCTCATCGAAGTACGCACGAGCCGCTTCTACCTTCGCTTTGATCTTTTCTTCGAGTCCCTTATCGCGCTGGTACGGAACGCGAGTGATACGCAGAGCCGGGTCGATGTGATCGACGTAATGAATCTCTGTCGGCTCGAAGCGGATTAGTTCGTCCGGAGTTGTGACGAGACAGTAGGCGATCTCTGCCTCGTCAACATCCCACAGCATCATGTACGAACGAAGTTGCCATTCGTATCCGGTGTCACGTCCGGCAAACACCGTAGCAGGGAACGTCTGGAGCGACCACGACGACTTGATATCGATGATCTTAGAGCCTGTGAAGATGTCGCATTCACCGGTCAACCAATCATTGTTCTTCCGCTCGGCGTTCTTCGCATAGCTGGCGAACATAACATCGTTGAGCAACGCAATGGAGGCGTTTTCAACGATGATTCCTTTGTCCATTTCCTTGCTGCTGACTACTTTGGTATACCCATATACGAATTCCTTGGCTAGATCTTCGACGTAGGTTTTTGCCCCCACGGAAAGTACTTCGCCCTTGTTCTTTGGCTCGGCCATTATTTTCCCAAGCGAGCTTGCGCGGATTCGGAACGTCATACATGCCTCCAAAGAATACGGTTCTTGATCTTCCAGATCAGCGCCTGACCAACTGAGTAATGTCTCGCAATAGCGCACTGCGACCGTGTGTCTTGTCGTATCGCTATGACCTGTTGCTCTGTAAGCTTCGCCTTTGCGTTACCTTCTCCTCTACGCTTGTTCTGTGTGTGACGCCCTTTATTGATCATGTCTTGCATGTTTTCATCGTGTGTCCCGACGAACAGATGATCAGGATTTACGCACGACGGGTTGTCGCACCTGTGCAAAACATCAAAATCTTCTGGGATAGTTCCCACATAAATTTCGTAGCTGTATCGGCTTGCAGTGACTTTGATCGAGCCGATCCTAAATCTTCCATATCCGTTGCGAGTCGAGGCTATCCAAATCCAGCAGCCAGGCGTTACGTGGAATTTTTCCTCAAACCGTTTCTTGGTGTCTCGCATCATTCGCCCTCAATCGCCGATCGAATGGATTCGTCAACCTTCGTTTCCTGTTCTTGTGTTAGGTCGAACTGAGCGCGTAGCTTTTCCGTCGTGTACTGGCCGACCTTGATTGATTCAATCGCCTTGTTCAACCGCGCATCATCGATGCGCTTCTTAGCCGGCTTGGCCACTGTGGGGCGAATGCGAAGACACTCAACAGTCTCGCCGCCCATGCGCGTGGTGCTGGCGAACAAAGTAATCTGCTTCCCGCTCCATTGTTCTATGTATGGACCATAGATTTTGTGGATCGACTTCGAATTCGTCGCGTTGAGAATCAACGGCTTCTGACCGACTAGGTGCGCCACAGTGCACTCTTCCGATTTTCCGCCAATTCCCTTGACTGCTTCCCGTGTCACATAGCCGATAGTCACGGTCAGGTCCTGATCCGGATCAAGTGCGTAAGCGCCGATGTAATCAGGATTAACAAGCCGTTTCCAGTGTGTAAGTTTTTCGTCCATTACGGTTCCCCAAATTGACCGTGATTCCGACATTAGTTGTACTACGCGCCTACGTGCAATGAACGGTGCGGCACTGTTCTGCACGCTGCTCCAAGCTATCCATCACTCCGCCTGCCATCAGGTAGAGCAGCGCGAGAAGGCAGACCATCGTCCATATCTTCGCAAGTTGCCACATGTCAGCCGACGCCAATCAAAAGGCATCCGTAGCAAATAGCTGCTGTCAATGCAGCCACGCCCAATCCAACCAACCAATCCCCAAGCGTCACGCCTTGCTCGATGTCTTTCAATTCTTTCTCCGTTACGAGTCTCATGGCTTCTCCTTGTTCGCGGCTAGGATTGCGCGGGCGAAACCTATCCATTGAATGCGCGTCAGCTTATTCATGTTCATAAACCACTCACCCGCGATCTTATCGATTCGTTCATCCGTCAGCACCGCATCCTTTTCGGCGTCCGCACGCTGATCGCCATATAGCGGAACAACCGTTGCGCCATCTTTCCGTTCGGCTACCGAATTCTCGGCTGCTTTCCTAGAAGTGAAGGCGCGATCAACGAACATACGGCCACCAGTTACGAGCCACGCCACTGCCTCACTGTTCATAGCGCACCCCGAATAAACGCAATCGCCAGTGTCGATCCGATGGCGAAGTAGCCAATTAGAAACCACATGATCTATTCCTCGTCGTGTCCGTCTTGCCAGTCCAAAAGCTTTCCCCGGAAATCAAATAGCGTCCACCAGGTGTCCTGTGAGATGACAATCTGTTTGTGCGGGATTTCCGGGTAGATGTCAGTTACGGCCATTACCTCGTCGCCGAAGTCGTCAATCGAAAGCTGAAGGAACACGCTAGGCCGCTTGTCGCGTAAGTAGACAATGTTCATTTCAGAACCCCAGTCCCGTTCCAGCCATTACGACAACCATTCCCGATACGCCGCCGATAACCATCGCAGCTACCCAAGCCAAGACAGGATGTTTCATCTCTCACCTCAGTTCGGTTTGTCTGTCCATCCGGTCGAATTGCTCGTCGGAGCGATCGCCGTCGTCTTCAGCCGGTTCTTCGTCGTACTCGGCAAGCTCTTTCTCGAAGACGTACTCGCCGAGCCGGGTAGCGTTGATCACAGTGCATCCGTATTTCATGACTTCCACCCGAAAAGAAACCAATCACCAAACCCGATTACCGCGAATATGATTGCGAGCTCCATGTCAGCATCCCTCCCGGAAGTCGCGCAGCCCCGAAGCGATGATCCGAGCTGCTACTTCGTGCAACAGTTTTTCGGTCAAAGCGCCCATGCCGCCAGCAGCGAGGCGCTTCAGTTCGATCAAGTCCAATGCCAAGTCGCTCATGTCCGTCTCTCCGTAGTGCTTATCGCGCCCAGGTTGTCAAATACTGACCGCGTACTTCGATCAGTTGCTTTGCTGCCGCCTTTGCTGCCTTGGGATGGATTGGAACGCCAATCAACCATCCACGTTGTTCGTCTGCCCATCGCTCCAACGTGTAGCGCGTTTGTCCGTGGACGTATTTGATTCGATAAAAGCCGGTTTCGCATTTATCTAGGATGTCTTTGGTTTTCATTTCGGCGTCAGATCGAGAACTGATGCGTCTTGAGGAAAGCGACTTCATCGTCGCTCGCCATGCAGACGGCCATCATGTGTTTGTCCAGATACTTCTGAAGCTTCGTGCGGTTAGCTGCGGTCGGTGCGGAACGGAATGCTGCGATAAGCTTGGTCATGTCTATCCCCTGTGTGGTTTTGTCACGGCGCCCTTAGCAAGACGCCTTGATAAAACTTCCTGTATCGATTCCATTCAGCGGAGCACGGTAGCCAGTACATCGGCCTAGCGCGTGGCGCTGTCATCGATTCACGACCCGTTGAGGCCGGCATGCGAGTCCAGTAGGAGGCATGCGCGTTGAGTTTTTAAAGAGCGTCAGACTTTGGTCTCGTCAGAGGGCGCCTAACGCCCTGACCGCCTAAGCGGTTTCGACCTGTTATCAACCCTCGCGAATCTCTATCCCTAGCAATTTCGCGAACATGTAAAAAGCGTCTTCTTGCTTTTGTGTTCCTAGTTGGTGGACTAGGAGACCGGCTGCTTTCGCGGCCTCCCATATTTGGTCCTTTGTCAAAGTGGTCATTTCGTTCAGACCCAGAGACGACCGCCGACATGCTTTTGCGTGAAGTAGCGGTAGCCGTTTCCAACCCAGCAACGCAGTTCGCGCCATTCGTTTCCGTCTTGGCCAATCCAGGTGCTCGTCACTTCGTCTTGCTTGCGTGCGTCGCTCATTTCGTCTCTCCGGTTGGTTGGGATCGCGTTGTTTGCGTCCATGTAGCTACTGTACCTGTGGGTAAAACGGATTGCAATACCCGTGGGTAAAATATTTTGCGAGCGAACGCACAAAAGCAAAAGGCCCCGACTATGCGGGGCCTCTGTGGCGCGAAAGAAACAGTCTATTACACGATATGCTTGATCATCCAAGCCGGGACCGCGTGCGCGACGCTATACATCCAGGTGATCTCGTCTTCGCGGTGGGTGACGATTGTCGGATCGTTCCACGCGCCTAGGCGCACGTGGTGGTCACGCCGTGACAACAGGCGCTTGAGCGTCGTCTCTCCGGTTTCG